TGGCTGGGGCTGGGCGTCTGGGACTACTCCGGGCTGTGGGGAAATTTTCTGGGGCAGGTCTGCCCGCAATTTTGGCTGCTGTGGTGCTTTGGCTCCATACCCAGCATCGTGATCCTGGACTGGCTGCGCTACGCCGTAGAGGGCGGGGAGCGGCCGCGTTACAATTTTTAGCGGAGAAAGGAGCGTTTTTATGGAACTGTCTGTTATTATCGCCATCATCGGCGTGCTGGTCGCTTTGACCAATGTGATCGTGGAGGTGGCGAAGAAGGCCACCTGGGACAAGCTCCCCACCAACATTCTGGCGCTGATCGTGGGCGAAGTGCTGACCATCGGCGCGGGTATCGCTTATTTCCAAATCAAAGGCATCGCCATCGTCTGGTATATGATCGCGGCGCTGGTGGTGGCTGGTTTCATGGTGGCCTATGCGGCAATGTTCGGTTTTGATAAGCTGCGGGAAATTATGAACTGGGGTGAAAAGAAATGAGGAAGATCATCCCGGAGAACGGGTATCTGGTCTATGAGGACACCCATGAGCGGGTGGTCTTCTATGAGTGCGACCCGGCCAAGAATACCCAGTGCCCGAAGACCATGTGCCGGCTTGAACTGCCGGAGGATGAGGGCGGCTTTGGCTTCTGCACCAAGACCCTCGATCCGGCGTTCCGAAAAGACGGCGGAAAGGCCTGGTATGCTGTGGAGAAAACCCCGGACGAGGGCGAGCCCTACTGGGGACGGGAGTACATTGAGGAGGCGTAACCTATGACAATCCAAGAATGCGTTGCCTATGTGGAGAGCCACATGGAGGTGCGCTACGCAACTCAAAATGGAGCTTACCGCTCTGGGCGGGTCATCTCCAAGCATCAGGGCTGCGTCAACCACTCGGTGGGCTGCGCCCAGCCCAAGGCGAATGTGTTCTTCAACTCCATGAACAAGCCCAGCGCCCAATGGGGCGTGAACGCCATCCTCGGCGACTTCCATCTGGGAGAAGGCCGCATCCTGGTGACGCTGGACCTGAAGGCACGGCCCTGGGGGTGCGGCTCCGGCAAGAAGGGCTCCTGGAACAACACCAAGATTCAGTGGGAGGTCTGCGAGCCCGCCGGACACACCTACGCCGGAGGCACTATGGTGGCCTATGATACGGCGAAAAACCAGGCGTACTTCGACCGGATGTGGAAGATGCTGGTGGCCTGGAATGTGTACTGCGTGGTGAAGCTGGGGTATCCGGTGTCGGGTATCAGCGACCACGCGGAGTCCTACCGGGAGGGCTACGGCTCCAACCACAGCGACATGGGGCAGTGGCTTCCCAAGCATGGTAAGAGCATGGACGCCCTGCGGGCGGAAGTGCAGGCGATTTTGGAGAACAAGGAGGACGAAGAAGTGAATCTCGTTCAATTCAAGGAACTCTGGCATCAGATGCGCAAGGAGCTTCAGGACAACGACAGCAGCGCATACAGTGAACAGGCACGGCAGTGGGCTGTGGAGAACGGCCTGATTGCCGGAAACGGAACGACAGTGGATGGGCAGCCGAACTATATGTGGGGAGATGTTCCCACGAGAGAGCAGCTTATCACCGTCCTGTTCCGTTTCGCCCAGATGATGGGCATGGCATGACAATCCAGATAACCAAACGGAAGAAGCCGGATTATTCCAAACGGCTGGTGTCCGACATCCGGGCTCTGCTTTGGGTGGTAACGGTAGGCGGGTTGTTGCTGGCCGCCTACTGCATCTACAAGGGATACACCGGCTCTCTTCCCTGGCTTTCAGCCATGGTGGGCTTGCCTTGGACTGCGCACGGCGTGGTCTGCTCCTGCTATCTCAGCATGGCAAAGAGCGACCACAAAGCGGGCGGCGTCACTTTTGAAGCCGCAAAGGCGGCAAATTTCCATACGCAGAATCAGGCGGGGAGCCAAAACAGCCCCGCCATCTGACAGACTAACAACTCAGGAGGTACGGGCATGGACCCCATTGTCCAGACGCTGGTCTCCGTCCTTTTGGCTGTCATTGCCTCTTCCGGCTTTTGGACCTTCATGCAGAAGCGAGCCGATAAAAAGGACGCAAAGACTGAACTGCTGATTGGAATGGCCCACGATCGCATCATGTATCTTTGCAGATGCTACATCGAACGGGGCTGGATCACGCAGGACGAGTACGAAGATTTTCGTACCTACTTATATGACCCCTACAAGAAAAATGGCGGGAACGGCTCGGCAGAGCGGAATATGAAAGAAGTGGAAAAGCTCCCCATCCGTCCGAATGATTATCGGGAGGAAGACGGCTGAACCCGCCGGAGCAATTCAAAATGGAGGAGCCGGACAGTGCTTTTCCGCACGGAGAGGGGCGGGGACGCGATACCCCCCTCTATTTTATTGAACAAGGAAACGGAGGTGGGTTATGAGTTACCGGATCGACGGGACAACTATCTACCTCACCAGAGGAGATACATTTGAGGCAAAGGTGGAAGCGAGACTCCCGGATGATGAAGGGGGAGCGGCCTATGCCCCGGCAGTGGGAGATGCCATCCGGTTTGCGCTGAAAGCCGACTATATGGACGAAAAGCCGCTGGTGGTGAAGGACATTCCGTCGGACACCATGCTGCTGGTCCTGGAACCCGAGGACACCAAGACCCTACCCTTCGGTAAGTATGTGTATGACATCCAGATCACTTACGCCGACGGGAAGGTGGACACTTTTATCACCAAGGGGCGGCTGCGTTTGACGGAAGAGGTGGACTGAGATGCCGGGTACACTATCAGGGGCGCTGAGCGCGTCCGGCGTTCTGCTCACAGGAAAACTCTCCGCCGCGTCGTCCCATTCCTATCCGCCTTACACCGGGGACTACGAGGTAACGCCCAAGACCGAACCGCAAACCTTGGACGTTGCGGGGAAGGTCCTAGCGAAAGACCTCGTCGTGAAAGCGATCTCCTACTTTGAAACATCCAACAAAGAAAACGGCTGGACCGTTTATATTGCAGAGGAGATGTAGCATTATGCCTGGAACAAAATATGTCAATAAAGTCATCTATGGCGGACGGACCCTGATCGACCTGACCGGAGATACCATTTCTGCCGACAAACTTCTGACCGGCATCACGGCCCACGACAAGAGCGGTGCACCCATCACGGGCTCCTGCCCCTTTGATGTGGACTCCACGGATGCCACCGCCGCGGTGGCGGAGATCCTGGCGGGCAAGACCGCCTACGCACGGGGACAGAAGCTGACGGGCACCATGCCCAACAAGGGCAGCACCAATCTGGACATCACCACCGCTGACCAGGAGGTGTCCATCCCACAGGGCTACCACGACGGCGGAGGAAAGGCCCGTATCGCCTCCGCAGAGGCGGCGAAGCTTATCGCCAACAACATCCGGGAGGGCATCACCATCCTGGGCGTCCTTGGTACGATGTCGGGCTCCGAGAATATGAAGCCTCAGACCAAGAGCGTCACCCCGACCACTTCGCAGCAGGTGATCACGCCTGACGAGGCGTACAACTGCCTGTCGCAGGTCACGGTGGCGGCTATCCCCTATTCCGAGGCGGACAACCCGGCTGGAGGTACTACGGTCACGATCGGAGGTTAAGCTGAATGCCAAGTGTCAACAAAGTTGTCTATTCCGGAAGGACTTTGATCGACCTGACAAATGATACTGTTACCGCCGCAGCAATGAGGAAGGGCTATACTGCCCACGACAGAAGTGGCGCACAGATTACCGGAACCATTCCGGACCAGGCGGCGCAGACCATCACGCCGGGTACGGCCGACAGGACGATCCCCAGCGGAAGATATTTGGCCGGGACGCAGACCATCAAGGGAGACCCCGACCTGATCCCCGCGAACATCAAGAAGGGCGTCAACATCTTTAACGTGACCGGGACGATGGAGGAAGGGGCCAAGGTCTACTCTGGAACGGGGAAACCCAGCGCCTCGCTTGGGAGCAATGGCGACATCTATGTCAAGACAAAATGAATAAGCAAAGCGGTGCAATAAAACGCGCTTAAGTGTGGGTTACTTCTTGATTATTCCTACATTTGTTGTGTTTGGGCATTGAAATTGCTGGATTTTGTGTTTCTACAATAGAAACTTATTAGATGGTGTATTACCAGAAAACCAAGTAAAATCAAAGGGAGCAGAGGTAGTTAGAAGTAGTTAAAAGCGGGAAAATGTAGGTAATTCACACATTATCCCTACACTACTTCTATACCTCTGCTCCTATACTTTTATGCAGATTATGCATCAGTAGATTGAGAAGGTATCTTGGCCGGTACATGCCTGTTGTAGTAAGCGCTGTAACCGGTATAAGTGCGTTTTCTGTTTTGGAACCAGAGCAGGTACTTTGGTGTCAGCGACTTCTCGGGTGTTTTATAGAATGTCGTATAATCAGTCATGACAGACAGCGTCCTTTCTCACAAAAGATATCGATTCGAGTAGAGGGATGTTTGGGGCATCTCTCTCAAACCACTATATCACTTGGGTTTGTGCTCGGTCAAGGTATCTTCTCAATCTACTGGTTATCGGAAAGACATCTTGAAACGGAAGAAAAAAGTCAACCGCCCGGTACTGTGAATACTGAGCGGCTGACAAATAAGAAATTTTTACGCTTGCCATGCGCAAGCCCGACACACTATTTTATTTTTTCAATCTCTTCTTTCAGCCACTCGAATTCGCGCTTGGTATATACCTTCTCGGTAATGTCGGAGATCTTATGGCCGACCATGTATTTGATGGCGTACTCGTCCACACCATAGCGTTTGGCAGAGGTGACGAAATGGGTACGGCCGTCGTGAGGGCGGTGGTTCGGATTCAGGCTGAGTTCATCCCGGATGCGCTCAAACGCCTTTTGATACCGGGCGTAGGTCAGTCTGATATTTTTCTTCTTTCGGCTATTGGGGTCGACCCAGTTGAGCAGGTAGGGACTGTTCAGCTCGGCGGCCTCTTTATATTTTGCCTCGACCAGGGGGCGTATCTTGGAATGGATTGGGACAACTCGGTCTGTGCCAGCGTCCGTTTTCATGCCGCCCTGGAAAGTGCCGTTTTCCAAGTCTACATCCTTCAGCTCCAGCAAGCCCAGCTCCTGCGGCCGCCAGCCGGAGTAGCATTGGATCAGGAGAATGTCAACGCCGTTTTTCTTCCCAAGGTTTTCCCAAAGCAAGCCCATCTCGTCGTCTGTAAACGGGATATGGCTTTTCTCCACAGTCTGGATCTCCTTGATGAGTTCGTCCGTCAGCTTGAAAGTTCGGGAGTAGTTCCGATCCACCAATTCATATTCCACCGCGTAATCCAGCATTAGGTTGAACAAGGACTTGATTTTGTTCTTCATGGTGGCAGTCGGACGCTGCTCTTTTCCGCGGACGACAGCTACGCCCTCCTCCATGCAGCCTTTCACATGGCGGGCCCGGACATCCATCACGCGCATCCGATATACTCCGGAACAGTAAGCCCATGCAGACTCCACCGCCTTCGTATCGGCCACGGTCTTCTCATATTCGGGAAACCACTGCTTGTAAAGCTCTTCCACTGTGATGGCTGGATTCAAGTCGTATGGGTTTTTGTTGTACTCCACCAAAGCCTGATAGGCGTCATTGTAGGTTTCAAAGTAAGACTCCGGTTTCAGTGGCTTGGAGATTGGGCGGCCTTCCGGAGTTTTTCCTACGGTGACCATGGCACGGAAGGGTTTTCGGAGGTTTCGGTTCTTAATCTCGCTAATTTGTCCGAAGCCGTTGGGCAGGCGTCGGCGCTTGTGATTCTTATTGCGGGGCTTTCTTCGTTTTGCAGTCGACTGGATGGGATAGCCGCAATGGGGGCAGTTCAGAGCTTTGTCGCTGACCGGAAGCTGGCATTCCGGACATTGAGTGAGCATAAATAGACTCCTTTCTAACCGTTGAGGTTGATTTATCACTGATAATCATATATTATAGTGTAGGAATTGTCAATTCCTACATAAAACTTTTCTAACTTAGATTAGAAAGGGGAACCTATGGTTATCGGTGATAAATCAATCTGCCCCAGATGCGGCGGGACATTAAAGCACTATGACACAGTGAAACGAGTGGTGCGGACAAAGGGTGGAAAACGGGACAAGATTAAAGTTCGACGGGCGTATTGTCTTCGATGCGGAGCAATCCATAGACGATTGCCGAATACCCTCCTCCCTTTCAAACAGTACGAGGCTGAGGTGATACTTGGCGTGCTGGAAGGGTGGATTACCTGTGAGACCCTGGGCTTCGAGGATTATCCCTGCGAAATGACCATGCTCCGGTGGCTATCGCAAAAAGCACAGCTCCTATTATGGAGAAATCCGTAATCGAAAGGAGCTAAGAAATCATGAAACTGATACCCGTAGATCAAATACCAAAGATGAACGGCTATCACAAGCTGCAAGATTTGATCGAGGAGTTTGTAAATGGAGACGCTAAAATCGTAAGAGTAGATTTTGGTTCAGAAGATTACAAATCCCCGTCGGTTTGCCGGTCTTGTCTGGCTGCGGCAATCAAGAGGTCAAAACATCAGGTCAAGGTATGGCGTCGTGGTAACAAAGTGTTTTTGAGCAAGGATATTTGAAAGGAATTGAGCCGTGTGACAGCGGCTCTTTTCTTTTCCACCGAGGCTGTTTTTACGAAAGGGCAGTTGCTAATTTAGAATAGCCGTTGAAAGGAGGTAGACGCCAATGAATGAAAACGAGTTCCATCCCGGCTCAGTACCGGTACTGGTCGCAGCAAGGATCTACGGCAAGGATGCATCCTGGGTTCGGGCCGGCATTGTTTCAGGATGGCTGCCCATTGGCAAAGCGACCCGCAACGGTAAGTTGGTGACGACCATCGAGGAAATGGACTCTCGATATGGGCGTATCAACTTCTACATCTCACCTAAGCGTTTGTATGAGGAGACCGGATATTTATGGAAAGGAGAGCGGCATTGAGATGGGGACGGAAATTCGTCCGGAGATTTCGGACAAGAGCAAATACTGGATCGAGAAGCACCGCTACTACGAGTTGAAGCATTTCTGCCTTCAATATCCAATTTGGAAGAAAGCTCATGACGCTCTGGATGGGCTGAGCAAGCGTCCCGCCGACCTGGAATTGTTTGTGAAAAGCGGACAGGTTGTCGGAGACCCCACTGCCAGATGCGGCGTTGCTCGGGCCTATTATGCTGAACGGATGAAGATGGTAGAGCAGGCCGCGCTGGGTGCGGACGCTGAGCTTTACCCTTATATTTTGCGGGCGGTGACCGAAGGATTATCCTATACCATCTTAAAAATGCAGGTCGACCTGCCCTGCTGTAAGGATGTCTACTATGACCGGTATAGACGGTTCTTCTGGCTGCTGAGCAAAGCGAGGGACTGACATGAGAATTGTGGACATCGCCGTGAAGCAGCTCTACCGCTTCAACTGCCCTAACTGTGGGAGCAAGCTGGAGGCCGAGCGCGGCGAGCTGAAGGACATGGGCGGAAAGGTCAGCAAGTTTCAATGCCCGGTATGCCGGAAAGAGTGTTTTATTCCTTGGAATGCCCTGCGAAAGCGCATTATTTACGAAAACCAATCCGCAGAATAAACACCCTCCTTTATGGAGGTGAGTCATGTGAAACAAAACTGGCTGGAAACCATCGGGACTTATGTGCTCGTAGGGGCCGCATCCGCTGCGGGAGCGGCTTTGTGGAGCAAGGTCTTGGAGAGAAAGGTAGGTGAGTTTGCACAGAAACGACATCGGCCGAAATCAGAGAAACTGATAGATTTCAAAGAAGCGAAAAGAAGATTGAGCCGTTAAATGCGGCTCTTTCTCTTTTTTCAGGACGCAGGTGACGGAAAACCGTGTTACATTGGTATTTGAAAAAATCCCGGGTGGGAAAAATTCTGAAAATCATTTCAAGGAGGTCTTGATATGACTGCTGTAATTGCGCTTATTATTGGGTTTCTGCTGGGGGCCGCTGTCTTTTATCGCCGGCCGGTGGGCAATCTCCGCATTGACCAGTCTGATCCAGCCGACCCGCCATATTTGTTTCTGGAGCTGTCCTCCAATGTGGGGCGCTTCCTTCACAAAAAATATGTGGTGCTTCGGGTTCGGGCGGAAAACTTTCTCCCGCATGAATGACAGCCCCTATTATGGAGCCAATCCAATATTTTGAAAGGAGCGAACAATTATGGCAGAAATTCGATATTTGTTGGATGAAACCATTGAAACGGAGCTTCAAAATCTGAAAAGCTTCAATGGAGACGGCAAGGAGAGGTCGGCGGCGATTGATGACATCGTGGCGCTGTATAAACTTCATATCGACGAGATAAAAACGGAGGTTGACGCGGAAGAAAAGCGTGAACGCCGGTCTATGGAGCGCACTCGGCAGGAGAATGAGCGTGCGGACCATGACCGGGAAGAAGCATACAAGCAGCGTCAGCTCAAAGAGCAGAGTATCGATCGGTATGTAAAGGTTGGTATTGCGGCCGCGGAGTTGATTGCCCCGCTGATCTTCTATGCCGTCTGGATGAGAAGAGGGTTCAAGTTTGAGGAGACCGGAACCTTTGGTTCGACAACCTTCCGAAATCTGTTCAATCGGTTCAAGCCGACTGCAAAAGGTTGACTTGGCATCCAAACGATGGGGGTCGTGCGAAAAACACGGCCTCTTCGTTTTTCGCCGATTATGCAGGGTGCTTTATGGAGAGAAAGCAAAGAGCTCTTTCTGTCTCTCGACTAAAAACCGGAAATGCTGTATGATAAGATACGGCCATGACCGGATTAGCTGGAGGTAATGAAAGTGCGAAACAACAAGGGTAAGAAGATTATCAAACCGGCAGGCAGTGAGTTGATGGACTACCTGAACCGGGGCTACGCAATCTGCAATAAGTGCGGAGCGGTCATGGATCGAAGAAGAGATCCTCAAGGCGGATGTGATATTTACACCTGCCCGTCCTGTGGATGGGAAATTGATGAGATGGATTATGAGTACGAGGATGGTGATGAAATGGAACTCGTACTGGATGAAAGAGGTGATGACCGCCTGATCTATCGGAACGATATGCCGCCCGCTGGATGCAGAGCCTGCGGAGGGCCATACCCTAACTGCAAGGCATCGTGCAAGATGTTCGGCAACTAAACATTATCAACGCGGAGGAGGAGTCCCGTCACAGGGGCTTTTCCTCTTTTTGTTTTTGGAGATAGACATGCGATACCACTTTGAAAAGCCCATAATCTATTTGTCCATGTACGGCCAGCGGTATCTCTGCGATCATCCCGTTTATCACAGCTGCACGCTGTTTCTTATCGAGGAGAAAGGGCTGGCGGTTATCCAACAACGGTATGACCCGGAGGCAAAGGCCACTTTTTGGACCGAGGTAGACGCCTGGCTCACCGACGCCTTATATCTGCATCCCAAATTTAAGGAGTTCTTTGATAACCGGGCAGGAGTGTGTACGGGCGGACTCTACCCCACCGTGACCATCCGGCAGATCATGTGGGCGCTGAAAATGAAGCCTTTGCCGAAACAGCGATGGGAAACGGTGTTCGACCGGCGGGATATTTGATGCGCCAAATCCGCAGCCCCTATTATGGAAAGCCAATGCTGATATGAAAGGGGTTAAGGAGCATGGACGAGATGAAATTGCTATCGAAATTCACGACAGGAATCGTTTCCAAACTGGCAGAGGTGGTTTTGCACAAGAAATTGGGTGTTGATGCGGACATCGCACTCAATGAATTGCAGGTCACCGTTGTCGATGGGAAAACGCATATCCATCTGGATTTGGATGCGGAACTCAGCAAAGAAGAATTGACCAGACTTCTGAAACACATTGGGATTTGAGGGAAGGAGCCGTTAAATGCGGCTCTTTTCCTTTTTCCGCAAAATTTGCATCTCCTATTATGGAGAGGATGATTAGCTCAGTTGGGAGAGCATCGCCACAATTTGGCGCTTGTCGCCGGTTCGAGTCCGGCATCAGCCTCCCTCACTTTTGGAGCCTATCGGGGCTCTTATATTTTTGAAAGGGGATGACAAAAGCATGAAAGCGGAGGTCGGATATCAGGACATCGTCATGGGAGCGTTTATCGAAGATCTGATCGACAGCATCAAGTGGAACATGAAGTCCGTCAGGATAAACGACCCGTACTTCCAGCAGCTCAGCGTTGAAAAATTCACGCTGGAAACCTTGCTCCGGGAGATCGAGGAACAGCCTGATACTTCTCCCATCATCGTGGTGGCAAGGTTCACAAGCAGAATGGCCCATTCCGTGAACCAAAGCAACGATCCCGATTGCACATTTTCAATATCCAGAGACGCCGCCCAGTCCATTCTCGACGGGCTATATTTTGACGGTTGAAAGGAGAAAAACCGAAATGAAACCCAAGCGCAATCTGGCCAATCAAGCTGTCCGAAAATTAAAACGGGCCTCCCCTGCCATCCTGGCTTGTTTCAGCGCAGCCGGGGTAGTCGTCACTGCTGTATTGGCGGTGAAAGCTACGCCGAGAGCGGTAGACCTGATACGGGCGGACAGCCGGACAAACCATGACGGCGATCCTTATGCCGCCACCAAGACAGAGATGGTCAAATCCGCATGGAAATGCTATGTACCCGCTGTGACGATGGGTGCGGCGACGATTTTCTGTATTTTCAGCGCCAATGCAATCAGCCGGAAACAGCAGGCATCCCTGATGAGCGCCTACGCTCTGGTCAGCCGGCAGTTCCGGGAGTACAAGAGCAAAGTGACGGAGTTCTATGGAAAAGAGGCCCACGAGAAGATTATGCGGTCTCTCGCCGTAGAGAAAGCCAAAGACATCCATATTACGGCACCGAACATATTTTCCAATTCTTCGCTTGATTTCGAGGGTGCGGACGAGGAGGAGCGGCTGTTCTATGATAGCTTCTCCGAGCGATATTTTCAATCCACGATCAGCCGGGTATTACAGGCAGAGTACCATGTCAACCGCAACTTCGCGCTGATGGGCGGCTTCGTGGCGCTCAATCAGTTCTACGAATTCCTCGGGATTGAACCGAAGAAAGAACTATCCGAATTTGGCTGGTGGGTCGATGATGAGCTCTACTGGATCGACTTTAGCCATACCCGAGCTATGGTGGATGATGGATTGAGCGGAGAGGTCGAATGCTGGATTATCGAAATGGACTGGCTCCCCAGCAATAAGGAGCCGGACTGATCCGCCAAAACTACAATGCCTATTATGGAACGATACAACGAAGGAGGTTGCTTTATGGAAAAGAAACAGATTTTCAAACTCATTTCCCTGGCGGGGCTTGCGCTGGGCGGCATTGGAACACTGCTGTCCGGATGGGCCGACGACCAGGAGCAGGATGCGATCATCGAGGAAAAAGTCAATGAAGCGCTTGCCAATCGCGGCATCGAAGAAGCGGAAGAGTCCTAACAAGGGCTCTTCTCTTTTTGGAGGTGCCTTAAATGAACGATGCAGCGGTACGAACCATTATTGAATATCTGGAGAATTCAGATGCGCCGGAATTATATTGGCCGCAGCAATGGTTCGAGGAGGTGTGCTTTTCTCGCTGGGCGGCCGAAGAGTTGATCAACGCGATTTTGGATCACCCCATGGCTCCGGCAGAGGACACCATCGAAGAATTCATCATCAAGATGGAGGTTTATGCTTCCATGTCAGAAGGCCGCGACTGTGGGCGGATATTTTCCATCGCAGCGGAAACGGCAACAGAAATTTTGGAATTGATTTGAAAGGAGCCCTTTATGGTAGAACTTGCGATTTTGTCGGTGTTTCTGCTTATCCTGGGCATTGGTGGCCTGATAGCAGATTATGTGTTTCCTCATATTGGTCCGCTTCAGCGGTGGATCGACAGCTTGCCCATGCTGGAAGATGAGGAAGAAGAACTCCTGATCGAGCACTGTCCGGATATTTTGCCAGAGGAGGAAGCAGCATGAACAAACAGGCTTTTATGAACATCGCGAAAGGGGTCAAGCGGGCCCTGAGAAAACACAGTCCGGAGATTTTGACTGGCATTGGCATCGCCGGCATGATTGCCACCACCGTGACCGCAGTTAGAGCCACCCCCAAGGCGCTTCAGCTTATTGACGCGCGGGAAATTAAGGAGGAAAAGCGTCTTAGTACGGCAGAGGTGGTAAAGACTACTTGGAAGTGCTATATTCCGGCGGCGATGACGGGAACGCTGTCGGTAGCTTGCCTGATTGGCGCCAGCTCAGTCAACGCCAAACGCAATGCGGCCCTCGCCACAGCCTATACCATCTCGGAGACGGCGTTGAAGGAGTATCGGGAAAAGGCTCTTGAGGTAGTGGGGCCAAAAAAAGAGCAGGCCATCCGGGATGCGGTGGCGAAAGAAAAGCTGGAAAAGGCCCATGTGGAAACCAGAGAAATTGTCAGTACCGGCCGTGGGGAGACGCCCTGCTTTGACCCGCTGACCAACAGCTTGTTCAAATCAGACATCGAAACTATCCGAAAAGCGGAAAACAACCTGAACAAGCGGATGCGGGATGAGCTGAGGATCACGGTCAATGAATTCTTGCAGGAGATTGGCCTTGAGCCATGCGATGACTCCATCGGAGAAACCATGGGCTGGGATATTGATAAGGGCTACATCGACCTGGATTTCAGTTCCCAGCTGGTAAACGGCGTTCCCTATCTGGTCATCGGGCATCATATCCCGCCGCAGTATCTCGGCTGGTAACATCCGCAAAATTTGCATCTCCTATTATGGAGAACCAATCAATTACATTTTTGAAAGGAGATTTTCATCATGGAAGAACTGAAAGTCATGAATACCGAAGTTGAGGAACTGGAGCCCGAAAACGAGGTCGAGGAGGTTTCCGAGAATTCCAGTGCGGGCGCTTTGTTCGCGGGGATCGTCGGCGGCTTCATCGCTTACGCTGCTATCTGCGGAGCGAAGAAGCTCAAGGCGTTCATCGACGAAAAGCGCACCGCCCAGAAGGCTGCGGAAGCCGCCCAGGCTACGGAGGGCACCGAAGAAGACGGCGGCGATGATGAGTCGGATTCCTGAATGAAACCCTGATATTTGAAAAGAGAGGGTTTGCCGAGGGGAATACCTATAACAGGGTATTTCCCTTTTTCTTTTAGAAGGGAGGCTTTTTTTCATGAACCAGTACACCTACAACGGCCCTGTTATGGAGTTCGACAGGTGCATCATGAACAACTTCAAGGCGAGTACCTTTGCGGTTTCTGAACGGAAAGCGCTGAGCAATCTCACCTATCAATTCAAGCGTCAGCATAACAAATTGCCTGGAACAAGGATTTCCCTCCCTGGGAAGCTCGTCCAGGTCGTGTGATATTAGGAGGAAGCGGAATGGCGGAATACCCCAACAATTCTCACAATGCCAGAGAGACTCAGCGTGACAGCAGTCCTCCCGATAAAAAGGTTGAGAAGGTGGTCACCAGCTCAGTCAAATCCAGAAAAAAGAGCGAGGTACGGAAGTTTGCCGGCATCTTCGTTCCGGAGGACACCAACAGCGTCAAGAGTTATATTTTGATGGATGTGGTGGTCCCCGGCATTAAGAATGCCATTGCAGATGTGGTGAGCATCGTTCTGTTTGGCGAGGCCGGGCGTATCGGTGGGAAAAAGAGTTCTGGCTCTAAGGTATCTTACCAGAGGTACTACGACGACAGACGGGATGACCGGAGGGAGTACAACCGGCCCAGGATGGCTCAGGGCTATGAGTATGATGACATCATCATTGAGTCCCGCGGAGATGCCGAATTGGTTCTGGATCAACTGGAGGAAATCATCAGCACCTACGACGTGGCCAGCGTGGCCGATCTCTATGATTTGGTGGGCATTACTGGGCGCAGCTATACCGACAACAAATACGGTTGGACGGATATTCGCAATGCGAAAGTAGTCCGTGTACGGGACGGCTATATCTTACAGCTCCCAAGGGCTCTGCCTATCAGTTAAAGGAGCAAGTATATGAAGGATAAGAAACAAACATTGGCGTACAGAATGGGACAAGCTCTTGCTGTGCTAATTGCTATTTGCCTCGGCATTATAGCGATTGCACTGACTGTTCGGTTTGTTCTATGGCTGTTTTAGGAGGAACTATGACGAGACCGGAAATTTTGCAGAAGGCAGAAACATGTGTCTGCGGCCATCGGGAGCAGGAATACGGCTCCCCGGAGAACAATTTTCAGACGATTGCCGATCTTTGGCGTGCTTATAAGGGCGTCGATTTCACAGCTGTGGATGTCGCCATGATGATGGCGTTGCTGAAGATCGCACGCATTCAGAGCGGAACTGCCACCGAAGACAGTTTCGTGGATCTGGCCGGATATGCGGCCTGTGGCGGAGAAATCGCCACCGATAATCATTAAATACGGAGGTTTATATTTACCATGAAAAAGACCGAACTGATGAACAATATGGGGCGGACCTTCCATAAGGTCGGTTTCCAGCTTCAGAAGAAGAGCCCGGAAATTCTGGTGGGGCTCGGCATCGTGGGCGTGGTCACCAGCGCCGTCATGGCCTGCAAGGCCACCCTCAAGGTGAACGAGATTGTTGAAAAGACCCAGGACGATCTGGACCGCATCCATAAGTCCGAGGAGACCGGCATGACCCCCGCTGGGGAGAGTTACAGCAAGGATGACTGCAAGAAAGATCTTACCCTCACCTATGTCCAGACCGGCGTAGCTTTTGCCAAGCTTTATGGCCCCGCTGTGATGCTGGGCGCTGTATCTGTTACCAGCATCCTGGCCAGTCACCGCATCCTGAAGAAGCGCAATGTTGCCTTGGCCGCTGCCTGTACCGCCATCGACCACTCCTTCAAGGACTATCGCAAGCGCGTTCTGGATCGCTTTGGCGAGCAGGTGGAGAAAGAACTGCGGTACAACACCAAGGCCCAGGAGATTGAGGAAACCGTCGTAGACGCCAAGGGCAAAGAGAAGACGGTCAAGAAGACCGCAGATGTGGTCGATGAAGGCTGGGACCCCAACAAGTACAGCCCCTATGCCAAGATCTTTGACGAGCTTCATCCCGATTGGATGAAGGATGCCGAGCGCAATATGTTCTATTTGAAGGCAAGACAGAGTCAGGCCAACGATATGCTGAAGGCCCGCGGCCATTTGTTCCTCAATGAGGTGTATGACCTGCTGGGCTTTGAGCGGACCAAGGCCGGCGCAGTAGTTGGCTGGGTCTATGATCCGGATGAGCCCATTGGAGACAACTTTGTGGATTTCGGCATCTTTGAGATCCAGCGTCCCAAGGCTCGCGACTTTGTCAACGGCTACGAGCCGGCCATTGTTCTGGACTTCAATGTGGTGGGCGACATTACCAACCTCATCGCCACCCATCAGTATCTGTAAACCATGAGAAAATTGCAGTTTACTTTGATTCCGGTATTGACCTTATGTTTGGCCCTTCTTCTGGGGGTGGCCACCGCGCCGGCAGAGAGCGAAGCGGCCCCTCCGGTAGAGCCTGTGCAGATAACCCACACGCCAGTTGAGCCGTTTCCGGAGACTGAACCTGCTCCACTGCCCAAACAGTGGACGGACGAAGAGGCGGCTGCTTTGGCAAAGATGCTCTGGGGAGAGGTCAGAGGCGTTCCCTCCGATATGGAAAAGGCGGCCTGTGTATGGTGTGTGCTGAACCGGTGCGACGCCTATGGCCAGACCATTTTAGAGGTCGTGACCGCTCCCTATCAATTTGTAGGGTATCGTACGGAAAACCCGGTGGATGAGGCCCTGTTGGCTCTCTGCGAAGATGTGCTGACAAGATATTTTGCAGAAAAACGGGGTGAAGTGGATGTCGGACGAGTTCTCCCCAAAGATTATCTCTGGTTTACCGGTGACGGTCAGCGAAATCATTTCCGCAATGCTTATACCGGTGGAACAACATATGATTGGAGTTTGAAAAATCCATATGAACATTGACAGGAGGTTTTACCATGAAACAGATCAAACGCCATTTCAGGACCCTTCTTTCCTATTCCTTGGCGACGGTGTCGGGCCTGTGCCTCATCAGCGGTGCCGCAATCCTTTCCGGCAAGAGGTAATGGACATGGAGGGACTGACCAATTTCGTGTCCATGCTGGACTACATTTTAGACAGCCAGCGGAAACGCCACATTGTAGGCGGCATTCTGCTCAGTGCATCCCTGCTGTTTGGCGGACTGGCCATGACGGTTATGAGCATCAAGGATGAGGAGGGCAACAGCGATGAGCAGGATGACTAATGCGCTCTCTTTCATTGCCGGCGCCGCCGTGAGCGGTGGAGCAGTTTGGTATTGCATCCGGGAGAAAGAGGCAGCTCGCGCTAATCGAGAGATTGACTCGGTCAAGGCCGCCTATGCCAAGCGGGAGCATGTGGAACAGCACGATGAAGCACCGGCACCCATCCCATCCGGAAAGATTCAGGACAAGCCTGACTTGGCCGATTATGTCAGAAAATTGGAACGGGAGGGCTATACGGAGTATTCTCGGACCGTCAAACCCACCGAAAAAGCGGATTCCGAGACTTCAGAGGATACTCCCTATGTAATCTCTCCGGCGGAGTTCGGGGAGATTGAAGAGTACACAAAAGTCAGTCTGACCTATTTCGCCGATGGGGTGCTGGCTGATGAACTGAACGAACCTGTGGACAATGTGGAGGAGATCGTCGGCGACGCATTGGAGCATTTTGGTGAATATGAGGAAGACTCGGTATTCGTCCGAAATGACGCCAAGCGGTGTGACTATGAGATCCTGCAAGATCTCCGCAACTTTAAGGATGTGCTGGAGGACATGTCTCCCCGTCCGAATTAAGAGGAGGATTTACCCTTGACCAGAGATGAGCTGATCAATCGGTACTTCGATTGGATGTACCAGCTCGTGGTCGACGACCGATATTCTAAGTCCTATCGTAAGCTGTTTGTCAGGCTGCACGATACGGAATTCACATATATGATTCCAATGGACGGCAACCGAGCCGAGGACGGCATCGACCTTAGATATCGATTCGGCCATGAACAGCATTACAGCGACGCCATGGTCGCGTCCTTTTTGGATGACCGACCATGCAGCGTTTTGGAAATGATGATCGCCCTTTCCATTCGATGCGAAGAGCACATCATGGATGACCCAGATGTTGGCAATCGAACTGGCCAGTGGTTCTGGAGCATGATCTCCAGTTTAGGGCTCGGGTCCATGCATGATGGACGGTTTGACCGGGATTATGTGGACGAAGTCCTCTCCCGATTTCTGAACCGCGACTACGCACGAAACGGAGAGGGCGGTCTTTTTACCGTCAGGCAGAGCGGACAGGATATGCGGTCGGTCGAAATCTGGTATCAGATGTCCCGCTACCTGAAGGAGATTTTCGCCTGATATTTTCAAAAGAAGGAGGGTTACGCCATGAACGAGACCATACACAACATTTTTGTGACGGTCAAGCCGTCCAGAAAACTGGCCAAGGTCAGCCGGCGCATGACAGTTCTCACGCTTGTGGGGATCGGTTATGCGGTTTGGTCTGAACTGAACCGCCGGGAACAAAATGAGAAAATCGACCTGCTGGCCAGAAAAATCAAAAATCTGGAGCATGGTGAAGGAGAGTAAGCAATGTAATGTTAGACTTCCTTATGATTTCGACGCGCAGCGGTAAGCGCGGTGTAATCGAGATCTATCCGAAGTTCATTATCAAGAAACCAAACGACTTGATGATTCGAGGTGGTGACTTCTACGCTATCTGGATTGAAGATCGTGGTTTATGGTCTACGGATGAGCAGGATGCGGTTCAGCTCATAGACCGCGAACTGGATAGATACGCCGAGGAAAACCGCCAGCGTTTTGACAACAACATCAAGGTCCTTCACATGTGGGATGCGGAGACCGGGGTAATCGACACTTGGCACAAATACTGCCAAAAGCAGATGAAAGACTGCTTCCACATGCTCGATGAAAAACTGATATTCTCCAACACGGAAACTACCAAAAAAGACTATGCCAGCAAGCGCCTCGGCTATCCTCTGGAGCAGGGCAGGATAACTGCTTACGAAAAGCTGATCTCCACGCTCTATACTCCAGAGGAACGCCACAAAATTGAATGGTCTATTGGAGCCATCGTGTCCGGAGAGTCCAAAAAACTTCAAAAGTTCATGGTACTCTATGGGGCAGCGGGAACTGGTAAGTCCACTGTACTCAACATCATCCAGCAGCTCTTTGACGGATATTATTCCGTCTTTGATGCAAAGGCCCTCGGTTCTTCCAGCAACGTCTTTGCGCTGGAGGCGTTCAAAAGCAACCCTCTGGTAGCAATCCAGCATGACGGCGATCTGTCCCGCATCGAGGATAATACCCGGCTCAACAGTTTGGTGTCCCATGAGCTGATGACAGTGAACGAGAAGTTCAAATCGACCTATGCCAACCGGTTCAAGGCGTTCCTCTTTATGGGCACAAACAAGCCGGTGCGGATTACGGATGCAAAGTCCGGCCTGATCCGACGGTTGATTGATGTGTCGCCGTCTGGTAACAAGCTCGGCTTCCAGGAATACAAAACTCTGATGAAACAGATTGAGTTTGAACTGGGCGCCATCGCTTACCACTGTCAGGAGGTCTATCTGGAAGACCCGAACTGCTATGACGATTATATTCCCATTGCCATGCTGGGAGCGTCCAACGACTTCTACAACTTTGTGGTGGACTCCTATCCCGTCTTCAAACGCGAGGATGGGACTTCACTGAAAGCGGCCTGGGAGATGTATAAGACCTACAACGAGGAGGCAAAGGTCGCTTACCCACTTAGTCAACGGGCATTCAAGGAGGAACTGAAAAACTATTTCCGGGATTACAGCGAGCGGTTCAATTTGGAGGACGGCTCCAGGGTTCGGAGCTATTACAGCGGTTTTCGGACGGAAAAATTTGAGGACCAAGCTCCTTCTCAGCCGGAGCATAAGCAGACGCTCCTTCGATTCGACGCTGCGGAGTCCATCTTTGACCAGATGTGCGCGGACTACCCAGCCCAATATGCTACCTCTAAAGAAACGCCGGCACAGAAATGGGAAAAAGTCTCCACCAAGCTCTCCCAGTTGGACACCAGTCAGCTCCACTATGTCAAAGTCCCGGAAAATCATATCGTGATCGACTTCGATATTCCGGATGACGATGGCAACAAGTGCTTTGAGCGAAACCTAGAAGAGGCCAGCAAATGGCCTGCCACCTATGCAGAAGTGAGCAAAAGCGGATGCGGCATCCATCTGCATTATATTTACACCGGCGATGTATCCAGGCTAAGCCGGGTCTATGATGACCACATTGAGGTCAAAGTGTTCACCGGCAAAAGCTCCCTTCGAAGAAAATTGACCAAATGCAACAATCTACCCATCTCGACAATCAGCTCGGGCTTGCCACTGAAAGGAGAAAGCAAGATGGTAAATGCCAAAGCGGTGCAAAGCGAGAAAGGGCTTAGAGTTCAGATCAAGCGCAACCTCAATAAAGAGATCCATCCGGCTACTAAGCCCAGCATCGATTTCATCCACAAAATTCTGACGGACGCTTATGAAAGCGGACTGTCCTACGATGTCACCGACATGCGCAACGCCGTTCTGGCGTTTGCGGCCAATAGTACCAACAACGCGGACTACTGCATCAAGCTGGTGAACAAGATGCCTTTTAAGTCCGCTGACCCATCCCCTGCGGTCCAGAATGATGATGCGAAACTGATATTTTACGATGTAGAGGTATTTTCCAATCTCTTCTTGGTGAATTGGAAGATCGAGGGGAGTGACCAGCCCGTTGTACGGATGATCAATCCGACACCCCAGGAAATTGAGGAGTTGATGAAATTTCGGCTGGTCGGCTTCAACTGCCGCCGGTATGACAATCACATTCTCTATGCCCGGTTAATGGGCTACACCAATGAGCAGTTATATAACCTCTCTCAGCGCATTGTCAGCACAGATAAGAAGGTCAAAAGCAACAACTGTTTCTTTGGCGAGGCCTATAATGTCTCCTACACGGATGTCTACGACTTCTGTTCCAAAAAGCAGTCTTTGAAAAAGTGGGAGATCGAACTGGGTATCCATCACCAGGAGCTCGGCCTCCCTTGGGATCAGCCTGTGCCGGAGAATATGTGGCTTAAGGTGGCGGAATACTGCGACAACGATGTTCTCGCCACCGAGGCGGTGTTCAATGCCCGCAAAGCCGACTTCGTGGCCCGCGAAATCTTGGCCGATGTGGCCGGTCTGACAGTCAACGACACTACAAACACCCTGACCGCCAGAATTATATTTGGCGGAAATCGCAAGCCGCAGGACCAGTTCAACTACCGGGATATGGGTGACACGACCCAAATCTTTGACCCCGAGGCAGACCTCCCCTTTACGCCGGAATTTGACCAGTACACCGTCTTCGATAAGAAAAAGCGGCCCATCTTTCCCGGTTACAAGTTTGAGAACGGCAAGTCTATCTACCGCGGAGAAGAGGTTGGCGAGGGCGGCTATGTTTATGCTGAGCCCGGAATGTATGGCAACATCGCTCTGCTGGATATTGCGTCCATGCATCCCTCCAGCATTATTGCGGAAGAGCTGTTCGGTCCGGAGTACACCAAACGGTTCCAAGAAATCAAGGATGCCCGCGTAGCCATCAAGCACAAAGACTTTGAAAAGGCTCGCAAGATGCTGAATGGCGCGCTGGCTAAGTATCTGACGGATGAAAGTTCCGCAGACGCTCTGGCCCAAGCTCTGAAGATTGCCATTAACTCGGTGTATGGCCTGACCTCGGCCAACTTTGAGAATCCCTTCCGGGATAACCGGAACAAAGACAATATCGTCGCCAAACGCGGAGCCCTGTTTATGATCAACCTCAAACATGAGGTGCAGAAACGGGGCTTTACTGTTGCCCACATCAAGACGGACTCTATCAAGATCCCGGATGCTACACCCGCGATCATCGACTTTGTGATGCAGTATGGGGAGAAGTATGGGTACACCTTTGAACATGAGGCCACCTATGATCGGATGTGTCTGGTGAACAACGCGGTCTACATCGCCAAATATGCCACGGCCGAGAAGTGCCAGGAACTCTATGGCTATATTCCCGGCGACAACAAAAAACATCCCAATGAGTGGACGGCTACTGGCACGCAGTTCCAGATCCCCTATGTGTTCAAGAAATTGTTCTCCAAAGAGGAGATCATCTTTGAGGACATGTGTGAGACTAAGTCGGTCACCGGGGCTTTGTATCTGGATATGAACGAGAGTCTGCCGGATGTGTCCGCTGCGGAAGTCGAGAAAGATAAACTTTGGAAACAGATTAGCGATCCAAAGCATCTTGACGAACCAATGGAAACTGAGTGTGCTCGGATTGAGGAGTTGACAAAACTTATCGAAGCAGGCCACAACTACATCTTCATCGGTAGGGTCGGTCAGTTTTGCCCCATAAAATCGGGATGCGGCGGAGGGCTCCTGTGCCGGGAATCGGTGGACAAGAAAACCGGTGAAAAGAAGTACGACGCTGCTACCGGCACCAAGGGCTATCGCTGGCTGGAGTCGGAAATGGTCAAGGAATTGGGCAAACAAGATTCCATTGACCGCAGCTATTACGATGCAATGGTAGATGCGGCCGCTCATGATATTTCCGAGTTCGGCGACTTTGAGTGGTTTGTGTCAGAGGACCCTTATGTTCCGAAGATCGGCCTCCCTGGTTTGGCCCTGGAGAGCCGTGGAAAGAAGAAAAAACCGCTTTTGATGTGCGGTAAATGCCATCGTTTATTAACAAGAAGGAGAATGATTTATGTCCTGTGAAAACAGAGAACCCCTCATTATCGAAAATGCCCGTATTATGTTTCGCAACTTCTCCGGCAAAGAGAGCAAGTACAACCGCGCCGGCCAGCGCAATTTCTGTGTGGTCATCGACGACCCTGAGACAGCTCAGGCCATGGCAGAGGACGGATGGAATATCCGGGTTCTGGCGCCCAGGGATGAGGACGAGCCTCCCCGGCACTACATCCAGGTGGCAGTCCGGTTTGACAATATCCCGCCCAACATCTACATGATCACCAAGCGGGTAAAGACGCGGCTGGATGAGGACTCCGTCGGCGCTCTGGACTATGCCGAGATCCGCAATGTGGATGTCATCATCAACCCCAGTCCCTGGGAGGTCAATGGCAAGAGCGGCATCAAAGCCTACCTCAAGACCATGTATGTCACAATCGAGGAAGACGAGTTCGCGGCTAAGTACGCCGAGATGGAAGGCCCCGAGGAGTAAGCAGAAAAGGAGATGGGAGGCTGGAGGAGGAACCGGCTTCCCATCTTCCCATTTTGAAAGGAGAAAGACAATGAAACCTTTCTGGAAAAAGCCCGGGAAGAAAAAAATGAAAAAGCATTCCAAACCAACTCAGAAAACAAAGCCACAGATACCGCTTAAATCAGAACCGTGGAAACCACCATGCTCGCCAAAAGCTCCTGTTATACCAGTGGAGCCGAAATATGAGCGGCCTCCAAAGGCTCCCACCACAGTGCAGAAACCCCATACTCACGAGAAAGAATTTCTTTCCACCTTCCGTCAGCTTCTCTCTGAGCGGAGCCGGCCATGGGATATTTGGAAAGACTTTATCATCATGTCGGCCTGTGCCCTGTCCAATCCAGTGGATAAGACACACTACGAAGAACGGGAGAAGCGGTATCTCGACATCATTCATAAATACGAAAAGCAAAAGCAGATACTCTTTCCTGAGCTGTTCGCCCACATGGTAATGGCTTTGGAAGAGGACCCTGAACAGGACTTTCTTGGGAAGATGTATATGGATCTCAACCTCAGTTACGACGAGTTGAAGCAGGTCTTCACGCCGTACCATGTCTGCCAGTTGATGGCGGATGTTGGAATTGGCGATATTGTCTCACAGGTGGAGGAACAGGGCTATATCACCATAAACGATCCCTGTTGCGGAGCGGGGGCAAATCTAATCGCGGCGATCCATACAGCGCGTCACAAATTGGAGAAGGCCGGCCTGAACTATCAAAACCATCTGCTGGTTACCGGGCAAGAGATCGAGGAAGTGGTGGCACTGATGTGTTACATCCAACTCTCTTTGCTGGGTATGGCTGGGGTTGTCAAGGTCGGCAACACCATTACCGAGCCGATGAGCCCTTCTGATACCACGGAGAACTACTGGTTTACACCCATGTATTTCAGCAATGTGTGGCACTACCGGCGTCTTGCCCACAGGCTTGATATTTTGATGAAAGGTGAAGGTGACCCGAAATTGCAGGCATAAATCTTCGTGATTATCAACTGGATGCGGTTAAACGGATGAAAAACGGCTGTATCTTATGCGGCGGTGTGGGGAGCGGAAAATCCAGAACTGCTCTCGCTTACTATTACGAGCAACAGGATGGCAAAGTGGGTTCGGACGATTATATCCCTATGCAGAACCCCAAAGACCTATATATCATCACCACGGCGCGAAAGCGGGATACCTGCGAATGGCAGGGCGAACTGGCGCCATTTCTGCTCTCCACCCACAAGGAGTCAAACTATTACAAGAACAAAGTGGTGGTAGATTCCTGGAACAACATCGGCAAGTATAAGGATGTGACGGATGCCTTCTTTATATTTGATGAGCAACGGGTAGTGGGCTATGGCGCTTGGACAAAAGCGTTCTTAAAGATTGCTAAGGCCAACCAATGGATCTTGCTCTCCGCTACACCAGGCGATACTTGGCAAGATTATATCCCGGTCTTTATTGCCAATGGTTTCTACCGGAATAAAACGGACTTCATCGATCAGCATGTGGTATATGACTGGCGGGCCAAGTATCCCAAAATTGACCGCTATCTGAATACAGGCAGGTTGATCCGACTTCGTGACCGCATATTGGTCACGATGGACTTTGAGCGGCAAACTGTTTCCCACCATGAGGATATAGCCGTTCCCTACAACATTTCGGCGTACAAGGCCCTTATGCGAAGCCGCTGGAACCCGTGGGAAGAGCGGCCTATCGAAACGGCCGGGGAACTCTGCTACTCCTTGCGGCGGATCGTTAATTCGGATGATGCTCGGAGCGTGGCATTATTGGAATTGGTGGAAGACCATCTGAAGGTCATCGTGTTCTACAACTTTGACTACGAGCTGGATATTCTCAAATCCCTCTACTATGGAGAAGGGTTCGAGATCGCGGAGTGGAACGGCCACAAGCATCAACCAATTCCGGACGGAGACAAGTGGGTCTATCTGGTCCAGTACACCGCCGGATGTGAGGGCTGGAACTGCATCACTACGGACACGATTGTGTTCTATTCGCAGAACTATTCCTACAAGGTCATGGTGCAAGCAGCCGGACGCATCGACCGCTTGACTACGCCCTACACTGACCTCTACTACTACCATCTCAAGAGCTTTTCCGGCATCGACCTGGCCATCAGCAAGGCGCTCAAGGAAAAGAAGAACTTCAATGAGGGTAAATTCGTGGGCTGGGCTACGAAACCAATGCCGAAAGCAGCTTAATATTTGAAAGGAGAAAGTAATGACCGGATTAAATTGTGAAATTGGATGGAAGACCCGGCTCTGTCAGGTTGGTGACGAGTTGGGTCAGTTTCATATTTGGGAACAGTGGTCCAATGTAGTGGACGCAAGCCATCTGCGCGGCGGTCATCCAGGAGGCCAGATTGGGCAAGTCTACGGCATTGTCGAGTTTAAGGACGGCGTCCGGCGGGTTGATCCTGTGAAAATCAAATTTTGCGATGAACAGAATGCTATTCTCAGTGAGATGGCAAGGCATGTGGAGGATTACGATGGAAGAACTTCTGAAACAAGTAAATGAATATCTCGAATCCAAGATTCCCGACACTCCCAAAAGCACTCGTAATGAGATTGCTGCGTTTCTGGTCCATCGTTTCATAATTCACGAGGTAGATGCGATTGAAAAAGTAAATCGGGAATGGAAGAAAACTCTGTTTGGGCAGAAAGTCAGTAGTCTTAGACGCGAAAACGCTCATGCTTCTGTATATCCGCAGAATTGGAAAGGAAAGATGAATGATTAAAATTGAAAATTTTCTCGATTTCAACTATAAGCCAATCGCTTTCGATATTTCAAATGTCGATAAAGACGCTCTTCAAAGTAAGTTGGACGAAGACGACATCAATCATCTATGGGAATTGGACGGTGCTAAATATATAGCAATCGAAAACTGTGATCTTCAGGGTTTCGCTACTCTCGAAGATATTTGCTTTGATCATCAAACGGATGAAAACTATATTTTGGGGAAATTGCTTTGCTATGGGCATACATTTGGCTATACCGTCGATTATTCTGCCGAATGCACCATGGATGACGACAATGATACAAATTGCTGGAATTGTTCGTGTTTTGTATTCCCCATCGGCTGCATGAAAGGAGAAAAATCTGATGCTGAAAATTGAAAACACCGAGGTTCTGGGCTGGGAGCACGCTATTCGCGGTATGCGCAATCCGATGAACTCTTGGGCAAAAAGTGATAGCGAGGTATCTGTATGCGAGTGCGAACGCTGGCCACATGATATTAAAAAGTCGTTTGCTTGCCTTGGTTCCAACGACCTCGACCTGATGACCCGGCTATGCAATGCTGGCACCGACCACCGGAAATTCATGCGGATGCTTGTAGTCTATGTGGATTTGATCGGCCCGCTGTACTGGTGGAAGGAGTTCGATACCTATAAGGTGGGCACAGTGGCCAATTCCTGCTCCACCATGCACAAGATCGCGGAGAAGGAGTTCACGCTGGAGGATTTCTCTCATGAGCACTTGATTGTCGCGAGTCTTAATTCTCTTAAACGGACCATCGAAGATCTAAATTCTTGCCGTGAAGGATATTTTGATGAGCGAATCAAGAGATACCCGGAATGGAGAAAAGAAGTTTGGTGGCAGATGATCCAGCTTCTTCCTACCTCTTACAACCAGCGGCGGACGGTCATGCTCAATTATGAAGTTCTGGCCAACATCTACAAAAGCCGGCGCAACCACAAGCTGGACGAGTGGCATACCTTCTGTGACTGGATCGAGGGGCTTCCGTATAGCGAGCTGATTACGGGGCCAACTACTCGGGACATATCAATTAGCCATCAGGTTATTGGCCCTGATACCTCAGAAATGCTTAAGAAAAAATTCACTAAAAATGAGGAATGGTAGTTATGGAAAACAGTAAATTTATCACTTCTTGGCAGGAAGTCCATACCATTGTGGATGACGCAATGGCAAAGGGCGACCGGTCGGTGTCCATTTATATTTCGCCGGATGGCGGAATGTCCATCAGCGTATTCCCCTGGCCCGATGAGGAAACGCTGCGGGTGGCTTATGAGCAAGGCAAAATCTCTTACAACGACTATCGCTTGAAACTCGGCTTAGGCATGGTCAAAACATAAGCTATTTGACACGCTCCGACTATGCATGGTATGATGAACAAAACAAGTCGCATCGACTATGCGCAAAAGTTACAGCTCCTATTATGGAAGGAGGTTGTTAAGCTTATGGCTGAACGCAACGAGTCTCACCTTCTGAATGGTGGTGACGATCCTATGGGCATGACGGACAACCAGTATAAGGGTATGCTTCTTGACCAGTTGGAAGACTGGCAGGAAGTCCTTGATCTGGCGGTCGAGGCCGGGAACACCGAAATTCAGAAAAAGGTGGAAAAACAAATCGCGAAAATCAACGAAAAGCTGAAATTCTAACCTCAGCCAAAGGGAGGGGCTTGCGGAAACGCGGGCTCTTCTCTTTTTTACTTTTATCAGGAGGATACATATGAGCGATTACGGCGTTAAAGAAACCCAATGCACACGCTGCTCCCATCGGGAGGTCTGCTCTTTGAAGGAGGAGTTCCTTGCGGCTCAGAAGGCTATCGACGAGGCCGTCCTTCATCGTGAGCGGAGGGATGACGGAGCCATGTCCATGATCCGCATTCGGGACATCAAGTACATCGAGCCGGTTGAGCTGTGCTGCCGGCATTATGTGAGGACCGACCGCCCCCGTCAATTAACGGAGGGCTAATATGGCGCAAAAGAGAATACGGATGGTCCGGCAGGATGTGCTGGGCGATAAGCTGCGGCTTCTCTATGACGATGGGACCCAAGGGGTTCTGTGTTATGGGGAAGCCGTTTCCCGTTCTAAAGTCCCCGTGTCCATTCGACCGGAGAACTTTATCGGTCTCACCCTCAAGCAGGCCAAGATGAAACTGGGGGTGAAGGATTGATGTTCCGACTTATCATTGGCTTGGTGGCTCTCCTTATAGATTCGGCACAGATGTTAAAAGCGTATAGAGAACGCAATACCGCCGGCGTTTTGTTCTGGGGTATTCTTTTACTCGCAGTTTCTATCGGGATGTCATAAGGAGCAAGTTTATGAAAGCGATTTATCAAAGCCGCCCTGATTGCAACACCTGTATAGAGTTGGGGTGGGCTCCTCCGGAGGCCTGTGCCGAGTGCCTTAAGCTGATGAAAGAACGCGCCGAAGAGGTCGATATTTTACAGCTCGGCGTCGGGCTCTTCGCAAACAAGGCGGTCATCAAGCGACCGAACGGTGCGCTGGCGACAATCCCGCTCAGCGAGCTCATTATCAAAGACTGATATTTTTTGAAAAAGGAGAAAGGTAATTATGACTAAGACGGCTCATAAAATCATCGCGGTGGACTTCGACGGCTGCCTCGTGGTCAACAAATGGCCGGAGGTGGGCGCTTCCATCGAGAAGAACATCAACAAGCTCAAGGCAGAGCAGGCTGAGGGCGCCAAGGTCATCCTCTGGACCAATCGCGTGGGCAAGCCCCTGGAGGATGCGGTGGCATTCTGCAAAGAACAGGACATTCATCTGGACGCGGTCAATGAGAACCTGCCCGAGGTCGTCGAGGCCTTTGGCGGAGACTGCCGGAAGGTCTTTGCCAATGAGTATTGGGATGACCGGGCGGTGCTGATGTCGGAACAGGACATCGGCGAGTTTTCGGACGGGTATCACACCTTCAACTCCCTCTACCGTCAGCGGCTCATCCTCTTCGCGGCCCTGGTGAACACCTTCCCAACGCTGGAAGCCCCGCAAGCACTTCGACGGCGAGGTTCCCTTCGGCTGGGGCTGGTTCATCGTCGGCATCGAGACGCCCAAGGGCCAGTACACCTATCACTATGAGGAAAAGGACTGGGACCTGTTCCACTGCAAGGAGGTCCCCACCGCGCCCCAGTGGGATGGGCACACGGATGCGGATGTGGAGCGGCTGCTGACTTTGTCCGATGGTTCAGAGGGCGGCATATCCTCTTGGGCGGCCAAGGAAGTGGAACTGGCCTGCGAAAAGGAGAAGGAGGATTCGGAGGACAGCGGCGAGTGGGACTACGGCGTGGCCTGCTACGAGAGCGCCCTCAGGGCTTATCAGAGCCTCTGTCGGGACGGTCACAGCGGATTCAGCATCCAGATTACCAAAAGTATCCTCAACCGTCTGGTAGACGGCAAGTGTCTGACGCCCATTGAGGATACACCGGATATTTGGAATGATATCACCGGCGACTGCAACTGGGAAGAGGGCTATCAGAAGTACCAGTGCAAGCGTATGTCGTCTCTGTTCAAGGAGATTTCTCCGGACGGCACTGTCACCTACTCGGATGTGAACCGGGTCTGCGGCATCAATATCGACTCCCCCGATGTCGCTTTTACGAACGGGTTTATTGCCCGGCTCGTGGACAAGATCTTCCCCATTACCATGCCCTATCTCCCGGCCGGAAAGAAATTCCGGGTTTTCCGCGAGGAGTTTCTGGTTGACCCCAAGAATGGCGACTATGACACCATGGCACTGCTGTGGATCGAGACTCCGGACGGCAAAAAGGTGGAACTCAACCGCTACTTCAAGGAAAGCGGCAACAGCTTCGTTCCTATTGAGAAGGACGAGTACGAGGAGCGCAAGGCAAAGCGGGTGGATAAGAAATGAAACACGGTTGGGATGATATTTTACATTTCCTGTTCAATTTCGTCTGGGTTCTGGCCATTCTCGGCCTTCTGTTTCTTGTTAAACTGTTTTTCGATTTTATGAGGTGGGTTCTGTGAAAAAGTCCGACACAATTTTGGCAGGTTTTGATCACGGCCACGGTGACATCGCAGTGCTGATCGTCGGCCGGAAAGAACTCGGGGGTACGGTTCAGATCATCAATCAGTTTCAGGGGAAAGAGGCCGAGGAGCTTTATCAGAGGCTTCTTCGGAAGCATAACAAAGATTGATATTTTTGAAAGGAGAAAGACAGTTATGACTAAAACAATGGAAATTTGCAAGGTGCGCAACGGCGAGCGCTTTATCGTTGATGGAGAGGAGTTCGTCAAGCTGGGAGAGGTTGCCGGCGGGGGTTTTGTGCTGTTGGTCGGCACTCTGCCCGACTACTGTGCATTTGAGAGCGAGGACGCCGATGATGACCGCGATCACAACAACTTCATCGGCAGCAATGTAAAACGGGTAGTGGATGAGTGGCTGCATAGGCACAAGATCCTCTCTGAAGCGGCTCTGGCGCTTCCCATTGACCTGACCAGCATGGACGGCATGACCGACTATGGAATGCCCAATGTCTACGGAAGAATACTGACGGTGGATGAGTACCGCAAGTATCGGCGCTTCATCCCGCTGACGGACAAGCCTTTCTGGACGGCTACGCCTTGGTGTACGCGCTCCTCGGGCTCCAGCGACGACAGCGGCGCGTATCGCGTGTCCACTGGTGGGGGCGTCGACAGCGGCAGCGCGTATTATGCGAGCCTCTGCGCTCGTCCCGCTTTGGCTCTTTCCTCTGAAATCTTGGTTTCTGACAGCCCCGATTCCTCCGGGTGCTACACCATTGAGGACGCGGTCATTGCCGGCGAGCAGTATCAGAAGGTCAACGGCGTGTGGCGCCGGATGTGCTAAGAGGAGGAAATCAAAATGGAGAGAACCGTCATTAAAATTGAGCCGGAATGGAACGGGGCGCACGCCTATCTGGAAGGCGCGGACTATGACCTGCCGGGATGGGCGGAGGTGCCCGCCCAGTTTCAGAGCGTGTGGGCGGCCTATCGGCCGTTCGTAGACCTGACGGTGGACGACACGGGCGCGATCACCGACATGGTGCAGGGGACGGAAACCGGCCCTGACCTGGCCCCTGTGGCGGCGAACAAGCTGGAGGAGCTATCCCAGGCCTGCAACGCCGCCATTGTGGCGGGATGCGATGTGACGCTGCCGAGCGGTTCCACCGGGCATATCGCCCTGACCAATGAGGATCAGATCAACCTCACCAATGCTGTCGGCACCGTGGAAGCGGGGGCGGCCCAGTACCCCTACCACCTGGACGGGGAGCTGTGCGCCATGTACCCGGCGGCGGATATTCTGGCGATGGGCACGGCGGCCACGGCGCACAAGCTGTACCACACCACCTACTACAACCATCTGGCGGCATGGGTGAAGCGGTGCGAGACGGCGGCGGAAGTGCAGGCCCACGTCCAACGCTCCGGACTGCCCGCAGACCTGGCGGAGAACATGAGCGCCATTCTGGCGGCGGTGTCCAATGTCTAAGCGGGCGCGCAAAGCGATATTGAGTATGCTCCTCTGGTTTTGGGCCGGGGGAGTGTACTTTTTTATCGAGGTCTTATGGAAGACGCTGCGGGGACGGCCCGACGCCATCAGCTGGACGATGTTCCTGCTGGCCATCATTCTGGCCATTCCGCTGGAGCGGTGCGGGGCGGAAATGAAGTGGGAAACCCCGCTGTGGGTACAGGGGCTTGTCTGCGGAACGGCCATCACGGCGGGGGGGGGGGGCCCCGGGGTGGGGCGG